CCCATAGTGCCGGTGATAAGGCTCATAGCGGCCATGCCATGATAAGCCATCAAATCCTGTTCAACTTCGATAGTTACGTTGCCCTTCAACTTTTTGGTTGTTGCGCTGACGTCCTGTGAAGTGATTTCGAAGGTGATGGTCTTAACAGCAGTCGCTGAATTGGGGTCATATTCTACGTTGTTGGCGTAGTTGCGATTGGCATGAATGTTTGCAGCCAGAGAAGTAGCATCTTCACGTTTGAAATCGTTGAAGAAGATTTTGTAAGTTGGCTGAGGAATCGGCTGGAGAGAAACCAGTTCGCGACTCATCATGTTCGGGTACACCTGACCGATCATGGCCATTTTGGTCTTGATCATGTAGGCGATAGAGCCGGTAGAGGTCTGGTTGGTTTCTTCAACCTGTTTGAGATCAAACTGGTTATAGTCGATGCCCATTTCAACACAGGTCGATTTGACTGCGTTGTCGAGCAGGAGGGCCATTTTGTTTTCTTCCAACTCATTCAGTTTGGAATTGTTGGTGAAATGTTTGGCACCATCGAGAAGATGACCGTACTTGTCCAACAGTTGCTGATTTCGTTCAATAAACGAAGCTTTCATAAGTCATTTTCCTTTCTTATTTGCTGCCAAACTTTTCAAGATATTTGGCTTCAGTCCACGGTTCAAGGCCATTGCGCTTACGCTGAATGTTGCGAGCTTCGAAATCCTTCTTCTGATCATCGGTCAGACCAGTTTTCTTGGGTTCAGAGCTTTCATCAGTCTGCTTGGTTTTGGCCGGAGCAGGGGTTGCTACTTTGGCTTTCATTTCGGCCACGATAGCAGAATTTGATTCATAAACGATTTTGACTTCGTCTTTGGTAAGACAATTTTCAAAACAGTTTTTGAAAGATTCCAGTGCGAAAAATTCAGAATCAGTGGCTTTCAGATGTTCAATGTAAGCATCGCGTTCGGCTTTGACGTGAGCATCTTCAATTTCCTTGATCTGGCTGCGAAGTTTATCAGCTTCAGCTTTAGCATCCTGAAGTGCCTTTTCGGTTTCAGAAAGCTTCTGGGCCTTTTCTTCAACAAGCTTTGATTCTTCAATAACGGTGAATTTGTCAGGAAATACTTTTTTGATGCCTTCAACAACTGTTTCCAGTTCGGTTGCTTTAGCAGAAAGTTCCTGTGCAGTTTCCTGAACCTTCTTTTCAGCTTCCTGGAGTTTGACATCGTATTCCTGTTTCACGTCGGCGATCGTTGAATCGACAAGCTTCTGAACGAGTTCAGGGCAAGCCGCTTTCATTTCTTCGACGGTTTTAAACATTACGGAACTCCTTTTTTTGGATTCTAAGTGCATGTACGCTTCGGTATCTAACACAGCCGGGTCATCGACGAAATCAATGGAAGAAAGTTCCCAGTCATAAATGACATCAAATTTGCCTTCATAACCAACAATTTCTTCCTGCTTCACATTTGCCATACCACGAGTTGAAACACCAATCTTTGAGCCACCATCAAGAATGGCTTTGAGGTCTTTACCAACAGTGGTGTTGAGAATTTTTGCCTTGTAATAAGCATAGCCGTCATCCTGAACATCGGTGATATCCATCAGAATGGCACCAGCTCTTACAAGACTTGCGCCAGAACTGAAGAAATCTGGATGGTCAACCAACATCCGTATTCTGCGCTCTTGTACCATTGGTCTTAGTTTAGCAATGGCCTTATTAGCTTCATCGCGCTTATAAACACGGTTATTGCGATTCGGCACATCCGCTTTCATAAAGGGGCCGGAGATGATATATTGAAGCTTGCCTTTTCCTTCTGGAACGACAGTTTCAACTTTACAATCCAGCCATTGAATTTCATGCAGTTCTTTACGCATAGTTAAACTCCTATTCAGCAGAATAATATGTTATTTTTTACTTGTCAAGAAACGATATTCATAAATGCATAATAAAGCGGGTAAGGTATTTCCATTTTAACTGCGGTGTTATAATAAAACATAAACTGTTCAATTTGCTTTTTATTAAACCCATGTGATTGCAGAGCTTTAGTTATGTCCATTATCATACCCGCTTATTCAATCTGAATACTATGGTTTCCGTCATATCAAATGTCATATCTTCGCCATAAATGTTTCTTCCAGTGATTATGTTTCCGTTTATGTTACGAATAGACAAGTAATATTGCTGAATTCCAAAGTAAACACAAACAACTTCAGCTACTTCAAAATCAGGAATTCTTGTGAACATGAAGCCTTTGTTAAATTTACGAATTTCGGCCAAGTATTTTGAAACAGGTAAATCTTTTTTAACAGCCAGTTTTTGATTCTGAATATATTCAACATATTGCTGACGATATTCATTGGCCATATCTACCGATGATTTTTCTTGATCAATTTCGGACAAACCACGCCAGTAATAAAACCCATCGCGCAGGGCCGAAAGATTTTCAACAGCATTTTCGGAAGGTATATTCCCACTGGCTACATAATTTTCAAGAACGAAATTGATATGTTTATCATCTGAGCCAATAAACCTGTAGTTCAAGCGGCAATGGCAGTTAGAAAGGCACCTGCTATTTCCTGCTCTCGGTAGGGTTGGTAGGGTTTTCTTGCTGTATGGACTATTGGCTGCAAATGATAAACAATCTACACAATGTTTGTCGGTTTCTCCAAGTTGCCATATGATTTCAACCTGTTCAGGCAAGTATGCAACACGACCAGCCATAAATACGGCATTTAGGCCATCAACATACATCTGAAGGCGTTTAAAATAATTCATTTTGCCGCCTTGGTTGATCACATCATCCGCAAATTTTGTCATAAAAGACATCTCTTGGGTGGTCTGATATGCCAAAGAACGTCTTTCATCATCACCAAGGGTCATTTCCGTGGTCTGGCTATATGTTTTTCCAGCGAGGTATGAATTCTCATATGCTGTCTTGATTGCTGATCTTTGTAAAATCAAATATTCATCTTTGGAAATTTTGCCATTAATTAAACCAGAGAGATTATTTTTTAGTTCTCTTGAATAATTATTTTTTGTTAATATGAAAGATGAAATGATTTGATTTTTCAAACTAGAAGAATTATTAGGGGTGGTTGCCACCCCTTTATTTTTCTTCATAATGCTTTTTGAAAACTTTTCAAAAAGATGATCAATCAAATCTGGCATATTAGTTACCAGCCTGTGCTTGTAGAAGCTGAATCAGATTGACAACACAATCGGCCAGAACAGGATGATTTTTGATGATCTTCTGCATCTTCTGCCATTCTTTGAATTGATCGGTCGTGAGCTTTGCTTTGATAACCCGCAACATTTCTTCTTTGTTTGGCTTTTTGGTTTCGGATTCTTCTGAATCATCTTCTGAATCATCTTCTGAGCTTGCTGATTTCTGAGCTGCAATCAAAGCCTGTTGTCTCTGAAAATCTTCTTCTTTCATTGCTTCAACTCTGGCTTTCATATCAGCAGCTTCGATATCACTCATACCAAGAATTTTTGTGTAAATGAATTCGTCATCAACACAACCGACTTCGATTTTAAGAATCTTGGCGATCTCGGCCTTGATCTTTTCAGTAGCCATTTTTCTTTCTTCATCGACTGTCATGCTGAGTGGCCAGTTTACATTTAGTTCATCAAGACCGATCTGAATACCTTCAATTGCCAGCATATTTTTATACAGTTGCTTCAATGGCGGCGTAATGATGTATTGAATACGACGAATCCTTCTCAGGAAGCCGATCATCTGATTGTCTGAAGTTGATTTTGAATTTGTATCAACTTCTTTACCAATCAGAATCTTCGGTGTGCCGGTTGAATAGATCATCTTATCCTGGAAGTACATGATATCTTCAATGTTCTTACCAGTGCTGTTATTATTGTTCAATGGAACTACATTACCACCAGAACCAGCTCTGGTTGGTACCATAATATCTTCAATAACTGACAATGGGTTGTAATTCCAAGACCATTTGCCAGTACGAGGGTCAATATATTTGCGTCTTGTAACGCGTTTTTTATACTGGTCAAGAAAGGCCAGTGCATCATCGCCCTGCAATTCACCTACGTCTACGATGATTGCATAATTCTGATTTGCTCTTGAAAGACGAGCAATCATGATACCTTCTTCCATCAAACGAACCTGCCGATAAAGCAAACGAGAGTGTTCCAACATAGAAACACCTTTGCCATATCTACAATATCGTTCTCTGTCGGTGTTTAAGCAAAGATGAAACACTTCTCCATTGGTGAATCTTGCCACTTCTTTTCCAGCAATCTGCTGAATTACACGCGGGTCTGATTGTGGGAACCCATCAATCATAACCGGAACCATCGTCTTTATAGGAATGTTTCTGAAGCCCATAACCATATTCCCATCAACGTTGGTTACGATTTCTTCAGCATTATCACCATATTTCAACATTCCACGAATCATCGGGAAAAGCTGCTGTTGAACAGAAATACGAGCTTCGATCTCATCAATCTTTTTCTGCGCTTTTGGGTTTGTAGAAGTTACGTTGACAATCTTGCTTTTGTCATTTTCATTTGGATAGACGATATAATCAGCATTAACATCTAGGGCTGCGGCCAATTCAGGAACTTCCAAATCCATTAAATGCAATTCAGTATATCGAACACCATCTGTTTCATCAACTTTAATGGCATCTTTTACACGACCAGACCAGTAATCACCAACAAATCCAGAACCATAATCATCATCTTCCTGATGAATATTTGTCGGACTGGGCTTTTCTTCTTTTTGTGCCTTTTCCTGAATCGTGGGCTTTTCGTAACCAAGATATTTAAAAATATCGTCAATTATTTTCATAACGGCCATCCTTAAAAGCAAGTCTAACCGTTACTATACACAAGTTTTAACTATTAATCAAGCCACCAGTGACCCAGTTTAAAAATTTGTCCTTTTCATCATCACCGGTCTGATATGGATTATCCCCATCTTCGCCGTGCTTCTGGTTTTCAACATATCCAACCATGAGATCATCATTGGCATAAATTGGGTCAACATGCATGTTATAAACCATTGACGCAACCGCATCAGCTAAATCTTTTGACCCCATAGGATTATGGTCAATTTTATTTTTACTATAATCACGCTCAAGATCATTTAGTTCCATTTCAAGTTTTGGATGATAAACACATTTAATTCTACCATCATATAACGCAGTTCTGAAAGTTTCATAAGGCTCTGGTGTTCTATCCATAGAAATATATTCAGCCTTAATTCCATTTCGTTTAAGTTGCTGTTCCATATCCTTTGATTGAAATCCATCAGCACTGGCTCTGCGAATTTTATAACCACGTTTAATTAGTTGAAAAATTAAATGACGAACTCTTGCAATTTCAACTTCACCAAATTCCTTTTCTGGCCTGATTTCTATCACCAATTCAACTACACATATTGGTAGTTTTTCTTCAAAAGTGTCCATTTGCTGCGTTTCATTGTTGAAAAATTCACGCTTCATTTTCTTATAGCCATCAATATACCCAAGTGCAAACCCAAAGCTATCTTTGGTTATACCAATGTCCTGTGCAATATATCTTGGCTTTCCTGGATTCTGTAATTTACCCATGATATATTCTGCTGACATAAACTCTGGTTTTGGTGATAATGTTGCTGTGTCAACTGAGAAAATTCTTGGCAAATCATCATCAAACATTTCAATGATCTTGTCTTTGTTGCCGATAAATGGCTGAATCGCATGAATACCATAACCAGCAATATCTCTCAGCGCATTTTCAATGTCCATTTCAAACTTGTCATAAAAGTCCATTGGAACATTGATGACCTTACCAACAGGTGTATCATGTGGCCCAAGAATACGACTTCGTCTATTCAATTCACCAATTTCAACTTGGAATTCTTCTTTGGAATATGCAGCACGATTAACAATCCACTGATTATAGTCCATGACATAAACTGTCTTTTTGCCGGTTTTCTTTTCAAGTTCTTCAGATTCCATTATATGTTCACTGGTGAAATCATTTGGATAAACGCGAGAAGAACCAAGGTAAAGAATACCAGGCTTCTTTCCGTGTTTAAGAAAGCGAGAATCCAAGCGGCGTCTAAGGCTTCTATAAAGGGTTCTTGCAGCATCAAAGATACCGGAACCACTTTCAGATTTCTTTGAATTTTTAATCTTTCTGAAAAAGTTTGCTTCATCCATGCCACCAGCATAAAGGTTCAAACCAATGTTTGCTGAATGTGAACTTGATGCTGGAAACACTTCAATCTTGTTTGGAAAGATCATTGATTCTGCCTGTTTTTTCTTGTTGAACATGAAATTATCCCTGAAATATGGGATTCTTTCGACCATGCCCTTAACGGTAGAAAAAATGTTCTTTTTACCTTGTTTTTCTGTAACTGAAACGATGATCAAACCAATTGGAGAGTCTGGAGCAAGGTTAAAAAATCGCTGTGGATGCTTTAAACAACTAAGATGATAAAGTTGCCAAAGAATACCAATTTCAATAAAAAACGATTTGCCCCAACCAATAGAACCTGTCAGAACAACTTCTTGGATTGTTGAACCTGGTGAGTGAATTTTGATGAAATCTTCACGCAACTTTGGGTACATACTTTCAACGACACCAATGCCGGTCTTTGGGTCAACGCCGCAATAATATGGGTCATCCAAAAATGTTTCTGGCGAAACCATTGGCCAACGGTAAGGGTCGCCTTCTTCTATGATTTCTCCAAAGGCTTCTTTTAAAACTTCAATGACGATATCTTCCTGGCCAGCATACTGCTTTAAAATCTCATCAAGAAAATTTGAATCGACTTTTTCCAGTAGAATATTTTTAATTTTGTCTAATTCTTGGTTTGCCATAGATTGTTATTATATGTGATGCATTGTGTAAATGTCAAATTTTTTTAAATGGTTTATAAAAATGGGGAATTTGGAATTTTTGGGAGCGATAGATAAAAGTTGCCTACGGCACATTGACATATTCATTTACATTGACATATTCATTTACATTGACATTTACACACGACCTAGAAAAATTTAGGTTATTGATGTCATAACCTAGAAAAATTTAGGTTATTGATGTCATAACCTAGAAAAATTTAGGTTATTGATGTCATAACCTAGAAAAAAAATATTTGCAATTTTACACTATATCTGCTATTATCATTTTTGTTATTGTTATTTTTAAAAGGATGGTAAAGATGGATATCAAAAAATATCGAAAAATATTAAAAATGGCACAGATTGATCTGGCATATGAAATTGGTGTCTCTTTGACAACAGTTCAACTATGGGAACGCAAAGTAAGTAAACCAAACGAAGAAAATCGGAATAAAATCATCGCCTTTTTTAAATCGAAAGAAATAAATATAGAGGAATAAAAATGGAAAAGGCCGATAAATCCAAAACATCTGGTATTTTCTATCTGAATTGGACAGAAACCTACGAAAATATAGAAAAATTATACGGCCACGAAGAAATATATCATCTAATGCTGGCACAACAGTTTCTATCTTGTAATCAACGAGATAGAGCAAAGCCACATATAGATAAACTAACACAACATACACAGGTTCTTTTAGGTGTGATGTTACCAACAATTTCTTCAAATGTGAGAAAATATGAAAATGGCTGTAAAGGTGGCCCACCATGCAACTATGATAAAAATATCAGAAAGATGATCAAGAAAATGCACGAAGATTATCATAGTGAAGAACTTATAACCGTCTTGTGTTCGTGGTTTGAACATCTTAATAAAAACAAAAAGCCAACCAAGATAGATAATTTGAAAGAAACATTTGAAGAAATTTCAAGGCAAACTACATCTGCTACTGGTGCAATCAGAATAATAAAAAACAATCTTGAAGTTGGAAATCTTGAACTAGATTTTGATCTTTTATCAGATCAAGATTATGTACGTCTTGATAATGGAGAATAAAAATGAAAACCGATAAACAAAAATTATACCCCAGAACCGCAGATCGTCAGATGAACTCTGGTGATTTTCGACCAGATTTAAAGGTAGTTCCAGCAATATTTGCAAATGCACTTGAAAAAGAAGTTGAATTTTACAAGTGGCATTACCTGAATGAGAAAAACAAATATTCGGTTATAAGCAAGTCTTACAATAAAGCCAGACAGATTCTATTTTCTATGTCACAGGCACTTGCCAATATGTTTAATTTTGCACATAAGAACGCTCGTATTTGCGAAGCACCCGCCATTGACGCTGATTTAAAAAATCAGGTTGATAAAGTTTTGGCCAATTACAAAGATTTCAAAGACAGCCATGCTGTGACATGTCAGACCTGTGAACATCTTGGCGAATCACCAATTTCTGGTGATCATTGTGAGGGCTGTGATGATTTTTCAAATTATCAAATGAAAGTGGGTTAAATATGTGTAATCAGAAATTCAAGTACATCAAAGGTGCATTGGTCATTGCAGAAACCAAATGTGAAGGTCGGGAAAAGGAAATCATCAAAAGTGCAGCGCAGATGATTGATAAAATTGCAGGTGAAATTGAGAATTCTGAAAAGCAAATCATTGCACTTAAATTGAAAGCTGCTGGATTTGTAAACGAATATGTTTTGCTTGAACAAAAATTGGCAGACATGACAAAGACATTGAGCAATGCAATGCCGCATTATTGGCGGCAGAAAGGGGCGAGTGATGAAATACAAAAATGAAAAGTTACAAGTAACTATTGAAAGCGCCGGTCTCTTTGAAATAGTGGAGAGACCAAACCACATAGAACTCAGAGCGGATGGGGTAACCAAGTTCCACGTGATTGCAAAATCGACAGTCAGAGCTTACGACTCATCAACAGTCGAGGCTTACGACTCATCAACAGTCAGGGCTTTCAGCTCATCGACTGTCATGGCTTTCGGCTCATCAACAGTCGAGGCTTACGACTCATCAACAGTCAGGGCTTTCAGCTCATCGACAGTCGAGGCTCACGACTCATCAACAGTCAAGGCTTACGACTCATCGACTGTCATGGCTCACGGCTCATCAACAGTCGAGGCTTTCGACTCATCAACAGTCAAGGCTTACGACTCATCGACTGTCATGGCTTTCGGCTCATCAACAGTCAGGGCTTTCGGCTCATCAACAGTCGTGGCTTACGGCTTTTGCTGTGTTTTTGTGAAATCAGTTAATTCGAAAGTTAAACTAGAGAATCATTTCGGGGCAATAATACAACAAGTATTTAAGACTACTAAAAAAACTATAGTCTTTAAAAAGCTGAAAGATGGCTTGATAGCGGAACTAGTCCTATCTAAGGGGCAAATATTCCAGAGCGAAAACCATGGCAAGTGCCGGACAGACAGGGCAGAAGTGCTGAGTATAACCGACGTCGATGGGAAAAAATATCTGGAAGGCCATTCAACCCATGACCACACTTTTGTTTACACAGTCGGCGCGGTAGTATCTGCGCCATACGATAAAGAAGTCAAGGAGTGCTCGACCGGGATTCATTTCTTCTTAACCCGTGAAGAAGCTGAAAGATATTGAAGCCGACTTAGCGGCAGAAAGGAACGAGGGATTATGAACTGCAAACAGTGTGGGAGCTATGCGATTAACGACCACCTCCACGGCAGACAAAAAGGC